GCGCACCTGATACTCGATCTGGTCGTCGGACAGGTTGTAAAGCGCGCCCAGCACCAGTGTCTTGAACATCAGCACGGCATCCATGGGTTTGCGCCCGGCACGTGACTTGCGCTCTGCATCCGGCTTGCGCCAGACACGCTCCAGCGTCGGGCGGAACTCATCCCACGGCACGACAACGTCGATCTCGACCAGTGGGTCCCTCTTGGCGTCCAGGCTCGCGTAGCGGTCCGAAAGATCAAAGAAACCCAACTGCGCCATCGTCAAAATCCAAGCCGCCGATCACCCTCACTCATAGCGCAGCAAGACGGGTCAGGCAATTTTTCGAGGTGCCCTATAGTTGCTCGTGAGATACCCGTCTTTCGGTTCGTTTCACGAATTGAACGTGTGCCGTTGAGAATGTCGTGTCGGATTCGTGACCATTGCGCTGGATCGGAGTACATGGAAATCCTCCTCGTGGCTCAACGGCAAGACTACCATAAACTGCCATTATCGTGGTGTGTATTTGACGCTATGTAGTAGTGCTGGAAACGTGGACAGCTAACAGGCCTGACCGGCCTCCCGCTTGGCTCCTATGTTGCCGCAAGGTTCCCTCGGTGGGCTCTGAGAGTGCCCTTTTGCGGACCCTTGAGGACCCCGCTATGATGGCTGAAGCTGCCAGCGGGACGCGCAGGGCAGGGCGGACAAGGAGGAGTACCTTGAAAGGAGGCTATCACCTGACAGCCTGGCGAAGGCGTCCTTCGAACGGGCAGGGTTCAGTTCTCTCATCCCGCTGGGTGTGGACACTATCGCAGGGGTGGTCGGGTTCGGCCCTTTCTTCGATTTCCGTTCGAGTGACCTTGCTAGTGCCGCGTGGGGGAACCCGACGTGGAACCTGATGAAGAGCATGGAGAAGGGACTGAGGGGGGCCGTGGCACCGATGGTGAACAGCGACTACGAGTTCTCACAACAGGACTACCGGGCGCTGACCTCGACGCTGCTGTTCCAGAACGCCTTTATTATCCGGAATGGATTAGCCGCGCTGGGTAGTGAGCTGCCAAAATATCCTAACTAAGTGTAACCGGCCCGATTTTTGCATTATAGATCGGGCCGGAAGTCAACATTGAGGAGCGAGATTGGCTTACTGTGGGAGTTTAACTAGCTGTGCTATAACCCTGAGGTCGCCTATCTCAATACTAAATGGCTCCTCTGGAATATCATTTTCCGAAGGGAAAAAGCATATTCGCCATTCACGTTGGTAAGCAAAAGAGAAATGCTTTATAAGTTCCGGGCGTGTTTGCAGGTGAGCACGTGAGCATGGATCGTAGTACGTTACAGGCCCGAACCAAGTTTTTCCGGACTGCCAAACGGTCTCTACGGCTTTGATGAAACGTTCCGCGAACTGATCGGGATGTCGCACTATCAGTGCAGCATCTGCGTTAAAATCGTCTGGTAGTCTCCGGTCGATATCACGGCAGGCGCACCACAAGACGTAATTGGGGCACTCCATTACCAATTTGACAAACCCATCTTGAATTTGACCTGTCAAACCGCGAAATTTAATTGAAGACTCTCCCCTTAAAACGTTCTCAAAAGCCGGGATATGAAATTCTCGCGCGCTCTCCATGTCGCGCATCGCCTTGAGAAGACTGCCTCTTGAGTAAAAACTTGACGGGGTCAATCTGACTTCGCCATGAGTAATCATTTGCTCAAGGTGGTCTCTTTTTCCGAACTTTACGATTACATTTTGTAAAGTTTCTGGGTGACGTTTAAATAAGCTTGTGCCAGTGGGTTCCCCATTCAAAAAATATTTACCGACTTCATAAGTAGCGTCCGAGATTGTTTTTTGTGGTATGCCGCCTCGGGATTGATACTCTAACCAAAGATGCGCAAATAGAGGCCCGAATATACCGTGATCATCGGCGAACTCTAGGCGCGGGCAAATCCGGCCCAGAGAGTCAAGTCGCATGTTATTGTGAAAATGGTCAATGAAGCGTTTAGATAGATAATCTGTAGAGGCAAACGTTAGATACGGGGAGAGGCAATAGTCATTATACCAATCTTCACTTCTTGTGAGATATCCATTATTAGCTTGCGCAAAATTGGCATACCCTTCGGCATGTTGCTTCCAAAACGATAATTTTGCCTTAGCATCGTCCGGTGACATTAGGTCTCGCAAATATTGCCGTAGAACAATCTTTGTTTAGGAACAATATCGGGGCAGCTTCATAACCTCTCGCCAGAGAGCACGAATAGTAGTCTCCCCATAGTCCGACGACGCCCGACCATCCTCATGACCTTGGATAGCGTCAACATACTCCGGTGCAATGTCAACATCACGCGCAACGGTTTTGAAGCGATGCCTCCAAGCGTGGTTAGGTTGCACCCTCGGGTCATCTATCCCGGCAACCTCACGCACCCATTCCCCCACTTTCCCACTTGCCCCTCTTGCCTTCGCAGCAGGGTCACCCCCAGGCGTCAGGAACATGGGACCCCGCGGTAGCCTCTTGATCATCTTGACCAGCCCCATCTCCTGAAGCTGCGGATGGACTGGCACGACGCGGAAGCGGCCCGTCTTCACGGTGCCCGCCTCTGGGGTGATGCGGAGACATGGCACCTCCTGTCCGTCCACCGCTTCAAAGATCAAGTCTTCCGTCCGCAGCTGCATGACCTCCCCAATACGGGCACCTGTGAAGGCGCATATCCAAGGCCCCCAGCGGATGGCCCGCTTGTTCAGATCAGAGCGACGCCCGAGGGTGCGTGAGGGGGCCAAGGCGGCTGCCAAGATAGTTTTAGCCTCGGCATCGGTGAAGCCTGGGGACCGGGTTCGTTGAGGCTTACTGTAGCGCACCTTCGCGCCAGCCGCGGGGTTCACCGTCAGCTTGCGCTTCTCTACCGTGATGGCGAAGACCACCTTGGCAGCTGCAAGATATTTTTGGCTAACCGTTCTCCCGGCAATGCCCTTGTTGTGGCGGAGATCATCGCACCAGAGGGCAACGTCCTCAGGGGTCACGTTACGGGCATCCTCATGGCCCACGAAGGTTTGCAAGGAGGCGAGCTTCTGGCGGAAGTCCCGCGCGGTCCTCTCCGGCTTACCGTTGGCCAGGTGATCGCGTTCCCAGAGCTTGAAGGCATCGGTGATTGAGAAGGTAGGAGGGGACGGGGCAGCTTCGGGGGCCTGAACGGGAGACCATGGGGGGAACCTGTCGGTTGACGGGTCGGGGCGGAAGTCACCCTCGGAGCGGCGATGCTGGAACTCAGCCCACTCCTTGGCCACTAAATGCAGCTGCGCGATGAAGCGTTGGCGGCTGTAGGTGTCAGCGTTAAGCCCCGCCGTAAGAAGCAGCCTATCCGCATCGGCCCCATACCACTTGGCCAGACCCTCGGGCGAGACATCGGGCGAGGCAGTCGTCGTGCGAAGAACTTCCCATAGCTGGGACTCCCCAGGCTCCTGAGCCACCACCGCGTCCAACTCCCGCCGCCATTCACCTGCCAGCGCAACGAGCTGGACAAGCGGGATAGCTAAAGGACCAGATCGGAGAGCCTGCCACTCGCGCTGCAGTTCTTCATACCGAAGGGAAAACCTGCGCTTCGCTTCAGCAGGGTCTTTTGTCCGTAGCGACTCTTTCACGACAGAGCGCAGACCGGAGCGCACGAGGTCGGACGGTGACCGGACAGTCAGGTAGTAAACGCCGGTCTTAGGATGCTTGATCGGACTGGGCATTCGGAGGGCCATGTATGCCACCTCTGTATACCACCGAGGGGGCTTCAAGCCTCTGATCTACCACAAGTTCTTCATGTAATTCAAGAATAACTGGTGCTGTGAGAGAGGATTGAAAAATCGAATAGGGATTAAAGAACAAATAGTTACGAGGTGCGTCGGCACGGGTTCTGGCACGAATTCTGGCACGTAGTTGACGCTGCGTCATGGGGTGTTAAAAGCCCCGAACGCGGGGTGCGCTCGGGGCCGTTGTGAAGCGTCACGTTGCGATGCGTTGCGGCGCGCAGCGATGCGTCGCGCGGCGGGGTCGTGGTGCCCCGGACGCTATGGGGGCGTCCGGGGCTGTAGGTAGGCACCGCGCAGCGGATAGGAGAGTGCTGCCGTGCCATGTCGGGGTTTTCGGTATGCCACCGCGCACTAAGCCGACTGATCGCGATGCAGGGCGCTACTCGGATCGCCCTACACTAATTTTCTCATACGGCTGGTCAGGCGAACTGTCGCATGGGTCAAGCGGCTTTTTCAGAGTCGTCCACGGGCAGCACAAAGCGCTGGTCATGATCCCAACCACGATATGCCGTTTCGCCTGCACCGTCAGCCTTGGGGGTGATAGTGAGTTCCGCAACGCGCGTGAAGTCGTGCTTGACGGTCTTTAAAGCGCTCACCAAGCTTTCGAGGGCGACGAGATACGTGTCCATCAGGAAAATCGGGTCAGGGTTCTCTTCGATAAAGCTAAGCAGGCTTTCAGGAAGCTCTTCCATCATCGGTTCCAGCAAAGGGAAGCTGGTATCATAAGCGAATTTCTCACGGGCAGTGGTGCGGTGCATGGTTCCAGGGTCTTCGACGAGCATCGAATTAGTTGCCCCGACCCGAACAGGCGTGTCCAAGTAGCGCTGGAAGAGTTCGGCTTCGGTCAAGGTTGCCGCGTCGGTGATATTGATGTTATTCGTGATGGGCATTGCGATCTCCATTTGTGTCGCGATTCAAGGTGTCGATAAGGGCGGTGCGGTCGGCAAACTGGTGCCGCCCTTGTTCGATATAGCTGACCGGTGACATGCTGTCCTCCGGCTCTTTTCTTCTCATATGTTTCTGAATATAAAAGATATTATTTTTCAGAATATCCCGGACTACTGTCAAATGGTCTGCCCGGCGAAGTCCGCCCGGCAGGCTTCCGGCAGGACATCCGCATTTGCCAGCGCCTCGGCCAGCAGATCATGCAGGCTGTGGGTGGTGCTGTGCGCGGCGCTGGTGAATGCCGACGACAGATCAGCGATCAGCGTCGCGTAGGTTTCAGGCGAGAGGAACGTAGGCATCGGTATCTCCGTGATTTGCGATGCCTGAATCTAGACTGACCGGGAATCTGGCCACAAGAGAAATCATCATAACTATATGAAATAATTAATAAAAATAAGTATCCATATAACTACCGGCTGCTTAGAACATGCCAAACACGGGGTTCTGCTCAAGATAAGTCTGCTCGTTGTTTGCCTGTGCCGCTGCCGCCCGTTTCGCCTCGCGCGCTCGGACGCGCACGACAAATTCGGCCTGTATCTTAATCTCAGACCAGCCGGCTTTACGGCAGCGCGCGCGCCAAGCACGATCCGCTGCACCGTCCTTATCGTGCTGCCGCCTTTGTTCGAAACTCATCGTGCCAACGTCCGCATGGGGCGTTCCCTTCCCGCTGCGCCGGTTCGCATTGTAAAGTTCGCGCCCGTCACCGGCCCGCCATTCGTCAATACCCTCTCGCTTGCGGGTCAAATCACTTTCAGCGCTCTTAACCGCCTGACGCGCGCGAACGATCTGATGATCAAGGATGGCTGCTGTGTGGTGCGCGTGGTCTGCCGGTAGCGCATCGCGCTTTGCCAAAAGGTCGCGCAACTTGCGGCTAGCCTTGTCCCACCGGGTCAGTTTGACCTCTGGCATGATGACGTCGGGGTCATTCGGATCTGGGTCTTGGAACGTATAATTGGGCGACTTACGCGCGTTAAAGGCTTGTAATTTATCACTGTTCGTCATATTGTTCTCTTGCACGAGAAGTTACTTCCAGGGGCATGACGTTGACGCGTCGGCCCCTGTTTTTATTTGGCAGTGCGGTCGATCTGGTCGGCCAGGTCCGCAGCCACTCCGAAGTTCAGCGGATATTTCTGGCCGGTAATGGGAGACACCAACCGAACGCCTGATGCCATACGCTCGACATTTATCCCCGTGAGGGCGCCCAGACCTTCAAGCAAGCGTTGCTTCCGTTCCCGGTCGGCTGGCGTCATTGGTGCACCAGCTTCGCGCAGACCGTCTGCCAGTTTCGCGGCGTCGCTGGCCGAAACCGCGCCTTCAAAGCCGGGCATCTCGATCCGCACCTCGCTATCGGACCGGGTGACGATCACACCCGGAAGGTCGGCGGACAGGGCATGCTCTGCCAGCTTTTCGCGGATCATGTCGGAAACGACATCACCTGCAGTCTTTCCTTCCCGTTCCGCGATCATCTTCAGTTGTGCGCCGCGTTCATCCGGCAGCTTCAGCATATAGGGCATAGGTATCCTCGTTGATTTGATAATACCTCTATAAGGTATACCGGTTTACTTGTCAAGGGCGGCCGGTGTTTAAAGCGTCACGTTTTTGACCGTTACGCCCGATAGGGAGGGCGCCCGAGAGCGTCACGTTTTTGTTCGTATTAAGGTAGCTATCGAATATAATCTTACATTACTTAGATAGATACAAACGTAACGAACAAAAACGTGACGAACTGAAGAACCCTTCCTCGGTCGTTCACGGGCTGCGCCCGCTCACGCCTCGGCTGCATGATCAAAAGCCCTTCGGCTAACCGCCCGCGCAGCGGGTCAGCCCACGCGGGTAAGACACGCGGTCATGCCGTCCCGGCTGCACCAAACGCAGCCATGCCGTGCAGCGCGGCAGGGGCATGGCTGCAGAGACTCACAGACGGGCCAGAGGCGGCCTTGTCGTTCCGTTTGGTGAACGGATCCGGCCAGACCCTCATGCGCCTTTAAGGGGCCTCCCTGAGTCTCCTAGCGCATCAGCCCGCCCGGTCGTTTCTGCTGAACCATTTCGCTCTGAATGAAGCCGCGCAGGTTCTGTTCGACCTCGCGGGTGATCTTGGACGCAAGATCCGCATTGCCCTCCGGTGCACCGGCACCACCGCCTTGGACATTGACCGTGGTGTTGATCGTGGCGCTGCCGATGGTGACACCCTCCGGGCCGGTCATTTGCGCACCTGACTGTGCGCTTGCCACCTGTGCGACCTTTGCCGTGGACGCGACCAGCCCGCCCTCGGCATATCCACGCTTGGCGGTCTGGTGCAGGCGGTCGAGGTTCCCGGCCCCAAGGCGCGCGACCGTCTCTTTAGAGAAAACGTATTCGCCTCGGTGGACCACGCCTGCCGGTTCATATTTGCCTCCGTGGCCGGTGAAGCCGCCATCGGCAAAACCAAGCAGACCTCCCACCCCTGCGAAGATGCCCCCAGCGCTACCACTGGCAAAGCCAGTCATCAACTTCATGACCTGAGTGCGCATGATTTCGGCGGCAAGGTTCCGCAGGGCATTTGCGAAGCTGGCGCTGCCCTCAGTCGCCGCCATCGCAAGATCAGTGAAGGCGTCGGCGCCGCGCTTGGTGCTGTCTTCGATCTCTTTGCCCTTCTTGGCTGCGACGTCGGCGGCTTCACCGGCTGCGACGTAGGATCGGGCAAGGGCATCAACCTGTGCTTCAAGCGCGGGCGTGACGGCTTGCCCGGCCTGCTGTGCCGCGACCAGAAGGTTAGACTTGGCGGCGGCAAAGTCCATGGCATTGCCAACGCGGTCACCGGACGCCGCAAGTGATACCAGCACGGCGGTTTCCGTCTGCAAGGCAAACGTGCGTTCGCGGATAGCCTGCACCTCGCGGGCAAACTCGTCCAGTTTCTCGCTCTTTTCGCCACCACCGGCGCCACCCTTGCTGCCGCCTGATCCGCGTGCAGCCTTTTCGGCCTCGCGCCGGGCATCCTCGGCAGTCAATGCGGCCTGCGCGGCATCCTGCGCCATCCGGTCGGTGATGGGTGCCCCGGCTTCCTCGGCCCGCGTCCTGACGGCTTCCACCTCGCGCTGTAGGCGCAACTGTTCGCTGGTGGCGCTGTTGCGGGCTGCCTCAGCGTCACTGAACCGGTCGAGGGCGTCACGCTGCGCGTTCAGGCTGTCGAGGCTGGCCGCCTCGGCTGCATGGCGCTGGCGCAGGGCGTCTCCCTGGTGCTGGCCCGCACCCACGCCAGCGGCGTTTGCCAAAGCCGATTTCATCGACGCGGCTAAGCTAATGATGCCGGTGATCGTGCCGCCAAGCGCGTCAAGCTGCGAGATGACGCCAGAGAACTGCACCCGGTCGCTTGCTTCCAGTTCGGCGAATGCCGTTTGTGCCGCCGCCTCCAGATCGGCCAGCTTGGCGGTGAAGTCTTCGCCGCTGATTTCACCATCGCGGAAGGCCGCGACCAGCGCCTGCATCTCGGCATAGGTGCTGCGAAGGCCATCGGCAGCACTGTCATAGCCGTAGCTGTCCAGCGTCCCAATGGCACCGGCCATCGCCATGCCCGCCCGGTCGGCTTCCTCAGCAATACGCTGATACTCGCCATCAAGTCGGCGCAGCGCATCTGCCTGATCGTCCACGGCCTGCCGATCACGGGCGAGGCTGTCATAGATCTCATTTCCAAGGATGGCGCGGCCCTCGGCCTCATTGGCAAAGATACTGTCGAGGCGGTCGCGGAAGTCGGCCAACTCGGTGCCCATTTCGGCAATCGCAATGACAGCCCGCTTGCCGAAGTTCGACACACGCGCGGTCATCTCGCCAAACTTGCGGTCGATCTCTGCCGCCTTGGCGATCAACTCGTCATCCAGCACCGCGCCGACCTCGTGGGCGCGGGCGATGGTGTCGCGCAGGGCGCTTTCGCTCTGACCGATCAGGGACGAAAGCTGTTCGCCACCGGCGCCGCCAAAGATCTCCTCCAGCAGAAAGGACCGGCCCGCCTGATCGAACTGCCCCAGCTTCCCCAGGATCTCGGTCATCAGCGCGGACGGGTCTTGCAGCCTGGTTTTCAGGGTCTCGGCGGAATAGCCCAGCTTCTTGAAAGCCTCGGCTCCTGCGCCGGTGTCATCCAGAAGGAACTCGCCCGCGCGGATGTGCAGTTCTTTCAGCGCATCCACCATTGCGTCGATACCGATGCGGTTTTGATCCGCGACGAACGCCCATTCCTGAAACGTGGTCTTGTCCACGCCTGCGCGCTTGGCCTCATTGCCGATATTGGCGATGCCCTCGGCCACGCGGTCGAGGTTGCCGACAAGGCCGGCCACGCCACCGCCGACCACGCCCGCCACCAGACCACCGGCGAAGGGCAGGGCCAGCTTGCTCATGCGCGCGAAGCTGGCGCCGATGCCGTTGGACATCTGGCCGTAGGTGTTATTGATCCGGTCGGCGCTCTGCTTGGCCCGCCGTTCCATCTCGCCAGCAGCCTTGCGCTGGCGGTCATTGGCCTGTTTCAGGCCGCGTTCAAGTTTGTTGATGCGGGCTTCCACATCGACAATCAAGCCGGTCATCTCATTCATCGTATCAGCTCACTCGTTACAGGATCGTCAGGCCGATCACATCGGGGTCGTCGTATCGGGATTTGGTGTCATTGGCGGTCAGGGCGCGGCTCACGGCCATGCTGGCGGCCACGGCGCCGTCAATATGGCCGCGCTTGGGGTCAGCCTTGGTCATCCAGACCATGCCCGTATCGTTTACCTTGGCGGCCACACCGGCGAAGTGATTGCGAAGAACAGGGTGGCCGGCATGGCGGATCAGGCGTCCATTCACGGCCCGGATCAGTTCGCCGTTCGCTGGTCCCATGGTGGCCGGGCCTTGGCGCATTTCTAGCATGGCGATACCGTCGCCCATCAGTTCGGTCGCCATGCGCCGGAACTGCCAAGGGTCATATGCAGCTTCCTGCACGTCATGCCGTCCGCAAATCTCGCGGACCTGATCGGCCACGGCCTCGGGCGTGATCACCGGCCCTTCGACCTCGATCACGTGCCCGGCGTCGATCCATTCGCGATAGGGCAAGCTCTCCAGCCGTGCCCGTTCGTCCAGACCTTCGGACGGGACAAAGAACCACGGTTTGATCGTCACGGCGCCGTCATCGTGCCGCCATGCCGCGACGATGGCCGCGAGGTCGCCGCTCTGGGCGTAGTCGATGCCCAGATAGCAGGGCAGTTCCTCAAGATCGGCTTCGTCATCGTCATGGGCGCTGGCGTCGTATGTGTCGAAGTTGAACAGGGGCGAAGTGCTGTTCCCCAGCCACCGGCAGAGATGGTATTGCTGAAAGTCATACATCGCCGAAAGGTCGCTGGTCGCCCGCTTGGCGTCGATCCTCAGCTTGCCGATGTCCTGAAAGCCATCCACCAGACCGGGGTTGTAGCGGAGCCAGACCGTCTCATCGGTCCAGTCGTCATCGTCCTGCATCTCGAACATGATCGGCAGGAAGGACGGGTCGATGATGTCGCCCAATGCCACCTTGCGCGCATAGGCGTAGCGTTCGGCGGCCAGACCCTCGCGGCCCCGGCCTGCCGTGGTCGCGGTGACGGTCAGACCACCGGGGCGCTTTGCCATGCCGGTTTGCAGCGCCTGCCACAACTCACGCCCATTGGCACGCCATGCGTGGATCTCATCGACCAGCACAAAGGTCGGGGTCGTGCCGTGCTGGGCGCGGCCATCTGACGCCACTGCCTTCAGGGTGCTGCCGTCCAGCGCCGACCGGATCATCTTGGCGCTGTTGAAAGCGTCATAGACCTTGGTGGCGCGGGTCAGCGTCGGCATCATCCGCACAATGTCTGCGGCCTCGCGGAAACCGATACCCGCCTGCTCACGGTCGGCGGCTGCAAAGATGGCTTGGCCGTTCGCCACCTTCTCTGGCCCCAGCAGGTGCAGCAACGCCATCGCGGCGGCCAGACTGGTCTTGCGGTTGCCTCGTCCGATCAGCAGGAACACGTCACGCACGATCCTGTTGCCGTCTGCATCGCGTGGGCCGTAGATCGCGCGGATGATCCGTTCTTGCCACGCGTAAAGCTGGAACTTGCGACCCGGCAGGGTGCTGGCCGGGTGACAGAGGGCGCGCAGGAAACGCACCGCCCGGTCGCCATAGCCGAACGGGTCAGGGATAGGGCTGCCATCGAACACCCACGCGGGGAAGGTCGAGGCCATCAGCGAACCGCCAGCGGATCGTCCGCGTCATCATCGGGCAGCGCACTGCCGATCCGCGCCCGGCTGGTTGGGGTCAGACCGTATTCACTGGCAAGCTGGCGGGCGGTCTGCATGTATCGGATCTGCAAGCCGCCCAGCTTCAGGTCCGGCACCGGCATGGTGTTGATGATCTCTGCTATCTGACGGGCGGCGCCAGCGGCAGAACAATAGGCTTCCACGCCCGCCAGATCGGCGCGGGTGATGATCCTGCGCGCGATCAGTTGCGGCATGACCCTGCGCCATTCGGCTTTGGCCTGCGCGGTCAGATAGGCTGGGGCGGCGGGCGCCTTGGTCAGTGCCTCTGCATCCTTGGCCGGTGCGGGCTTCACACCGCGCAGATGGGCACTCATGCGACAGCCTCGGCCCTGATCTCCAGCCCGCGCCTGCGTCCGATCTCGGTCAGGGCGGTGATGTTCCAAGCCTGCCCGGCAGCAGTGATCCGGTCTGCCGTGGTGATCGGCTGGACCGGCCAACGGACCAAGAACACCGCCCGCGCCGTGTCGCCTTCGATCTGGCCGGTCAGGAACTCTATCGTGGTAGCCTCTTTGATCTCTGCCCGCGTGGTCAGGACCGGCAGCCAAACCTTGCGGACGTGGCCGCTGTCGCTGACCAGTTCCTGATGCCGTTCGACCGTGATGCGGTGCTGTAGCTTCCCGGCGCGCATCAGTCTTTCCACCGGATCACGGCACGCATGGCGATGGCACCATGTGCGGCGCCGCCGACACCGGGATCTTCGGTCCAGACCAGTGCCGGGCGTTCCCAGTCATCGACCGCGAAGCCGGGGCCTCGCGGTGCGTCTAGCAACGCCATGACCGCGGCTGCGCCAAGGGTCTGCGCCACGTTGCTGTCGTCATCTGCCGATGCCCAGACATGCATCATGGCGCGCAGTTCGGCGACGATCTGGCCCCCGGACGCACGGCCAAGGATCTCCGAACGGGTCGGCGCGATGATGAGGGCGGGCATCTGCGCTGGGCGCAAAGTGCCGACGCGGATATGAGCCGGCGCGACGTGCTGGCTGATGACCGGATCGGCCAGCAGGACAACACGCACGGCAGTCTGGAAAGCATCGACCGGGATCATTGTGCGGCCTCGCGGATGGCCTTGCGGATCGCAGTGTTGATCCTGCGTTGAACGCGGGCACGGTTCAGGCGCCACGCGGGCAGCAGGAACGGGGTGGCAGGCATGGTGCCGGTGCTGGCCCCGCCCTTACGCTGGCGTTCCTCGGTGCCGAACTCGACCAGATGGCCGTGCCGCGCGTCGGGTTCGCCTGCGGTGACGGCGGCTTGTAGCGGCCCCATCGTTCGGCTGCCGCCTTCGGACGAATAGTTCGGCGTGGTCTGGTTCGGGCCGGTGGCTTCGATGCTGTCGATCAGGCTGCCGGTGCGCCGGGACGCCTCTGCAAGTGCGCGGGCATCGGCTGCGATCTCCGCCACGCTCCTGACCAGCGCGGGCTGGATCGTGGCGATGATCTTTTGCGGCAGCGCGGCCAGACGGCGGGCAAGGGCCTCCGAAGACAGGCGGGTGATGGTCATGCCGCCACCTCGGCCACCGGCGCGACATAGCCCGTGACGCGCTCCTTAAGAGGCGACAGCAGGTCGTGCACACCGAACGGAAGCTGATAGGCGTTGCTGAACGTGACCGCCTCGCGGCTTTCGTATTGCGTCGCGACCAGCAACAGCGCCGCCTGCGCCATCAGGGCGTTGGCCGGGTCGAAAGGCTGGCCGGTATAGGCTGCGACCCACATCGCGGCGACGTTGCTGTAGTGGGTCAGGATCTGGTCGTCGTCCTCATGGTCGATCACAAGGTGCGCCCGGATCAGGGCGATGGGCAGGGGCATAACAAATCACTCACAAACAAAACTGATGTTATAATATAACATTAATTTAGAGATGTGAAGATGCGGCATTGCACCGTGATGGGGAACCAGCGACGGTGAAAAGATTGTGTGGGCCTTGGAGGGCAGGATTGATGACTTGGGGCTTTAGCGAGGGTGCGACTTATAACCGTCGAAACGACATTCATCAGAGGTTTCAAGGTCAGCAGCAAGGCGGGATCATCACACCAGCCAACCGGCAATTCCCGATCGTCATCATCACCGGCGAAGAAGGTGGTGCCCACGGCTATGCGGATCGCCTACGCTCCGATGGCGTGTTTGAATATTTTGGCGAAGGCCAGGTTGGTGACATGCGAATGATGAAAGGGAACGCCGCGATTAAAGATCACGCGGCCGACGGTCGGGACCTGCTATTATTTCGCAAGATGCGAGACGGCTTGAGATTCCTCGGGCAATTCGTTGTCGAAGCATACCACACCGAGCAGGCGCCAGACCGAGAGGGTCAGCAAAGAGACGCGATCGTCTTCGAGCTTCGGCCGATCGATGCAGTTCAGAGTGCAGAAGAGGATACGATCATACCTCCCGGTGCCGAACTGGGGGATTTGAGGCAAAGGGCTCTGGAAGCCGCTCAGGCGGTGCCGTCTACCGGCGTGGTGATATCCACGGTTTTTGAGCGTAGTCGATCCGTCTGCCGATATGTCTTTGCTCGTGCCCAAGGGGTGTGCGAGCACTGTCAGTCTGACGCTCCGTTCAGCCGCGTAAACGGAACACCTTACCTGGAAGCTCACCACATCAGACGTCTGACTGATGGAGGTCCAGACGACCCGCGTAGCATGATCGCGCTCTGCCCGAACTGTCATCGTCGTGCACACTCAAGCGCTGATCGGTCAGAGGTTAACCGCGCGATGCAGGCGGAAGTCGACCGGATCGAGGCTGCCATACTGTGAAAAAGTTATATTCGGCATGTCTTGTGCGTGCCTCCATGCGCCGGTTTCCAGAGTAAGAAGAAAGTTTAAGATCACCCCCACCTGTTCGCCCAATAGTTGTTGCCTCACGCACAATAGTTCATCAAGAATACATAGTGTTGGGTTTTTAGGGAGATGATTGATGAGGGTATCCGAATACTATAATTTAGGTCGTAATCAAGCATCTTTGAGCTTTATTGATGTGGATATCAAGAACGATACAAAGCTATTCGTTAATGCTCGCGCGATACGACAACTAGAGTCAGATTGGGGTCAGCATTGCGAATACTTGATATCGAGCTTCTTCGATGCAGCAATCGGATCAATAAAGAACGGCAATGATGCGGAGGCGCTGGAGATACTATCACAACTCAAAGAGCCGAACGAGACACACCTTGGCTTGTCTGAGGGGGAATCTGACGGCCGCGGTCTAGGGCCAAAAAAAGCGAGGCATATATGGCAATCCCTAAGGCAAAGTAAGGCTGTTAAAACCGGTTTGCTAAGTGACCTAGAGGACACTGTTCTATTGGTTGGGGGTATATCAGTTGATATCCTTTCAGATATTGTAACGAATATTATTCGTGGGCCGCTTATTACCTTCACGCAGGAAGTTTGTGAAGATTTGGGAATACCGGTGGAAGAAGGGGTGGCGTCTGGACCAATCTGGAACCCGACTACAAAAGACTGGGATGAAGAATTTGTAAACCTCCCTGTAGCTGATGGGGATAAGCTTATTCTAGTTCCTAAATCAATTGTTAGAATTGATGCGGACTACAATGTCGGAAAATACTATAGAAGTTATGTTTTAGAAGCTATGAAAAGGGATGAGCTTTCGAGAAATTCAGAGCTGGTTCACACAATAAAATCTGGCAAGAAAAAAGGCCAGAGAGATGTCTATAAAACTGAGCTTGAGAAAAAATATGGAAGTCAGCAGAAGGCAGTTTCAATAAAATACACTGATGAACATCCTGACGTCCTACTGAAGTATAAGGCAGAGCATTCCGCTCCCACACCTGCATTGAGTCATCGGCAAATAGCAGAGGCCCAAGGACTGCCCATGCCTAACTGGGACCAGCTTCTTAAGGCTGTTCTTAAATGTGAGCCGGGGCGTAAGGCCGCTTATGAATACGAAGACGCCATAACTAACTTGCTAACCGCAGTATTCTACCCTGTGCTTGTTGAACCTGAAAAACAGTCTCCACTACATGGGGGGCTAAAGCGGGTCGATCTAAGGTTCACGAATTATGCCCGATCTGGATTCTACGAGTGGCTGGCGAGGCACTACAGTTGCTCCTACGTTTTCGTTGAATGCAAAAACTTTGGAGAAGAGCTTGGAAACCCTGAAATAGATCAGATTGCGATGAGATTTTCTAAGGATCGAGGGCAATTCGGAATGGTTGTGTGTCGGTCGGTCGAAAACTGGGACAAACTGAATGCGCGCTGTATCGCGGCGGCTAAGGATAGCCACGGTTATGTTATCGTGCTAACCGATGATGATCTTAAGGTGTTGATCAACGAATGCTCAGATAATCTGATGCAGACTTATGAGTTTCCGACCTTGTGGAGAAAATTCAACCAGCTTGTTCTCTAGTGAGAGAATTAAAGTTCATTCTGGGATTTAAAGACGCGTGCGCGCCGTCCTAAAATTTACGGCGCGCAAGTATTTGGTAGGTTGCTGTAACTATGCTTCTCTCGCAATATTTGTAATCAGGCTATTGCAAGCTTGTTGCGGATTTGTCCAAATTACCTGATTATCATATGCGGATGTAATGGCCGCTTTTTGCGCTTCAAACATTGCCCCGTCAGCTCCGGCTTGTATAGCAAGTTGACGTTGCTCATCTCGAGTTCGCCGCATTTCCGTAGCTGCCGAAAACCCGCCCATCATGAATTGACCGCAACGATCAAACGCGAGGTTCGCGGCTTCGGAGATGCGCGCATGGCGTTCTGCGGGTGTTTTCGGAGGCTCAACTGGTGTGCATCCTACCGCAAACAGACCGGAAATTAAGGAAATGCCGATTAAAGTTTTCATTTTGTGCCCTTGCTAACCTACGGAAAAACAACCTATAGGCGATTTTTTGCTTTGGCAACACATTTGTGTGATACGCGGTTGCATTGCACTAAAGCCTGTTTTGCCGGCCATTGTGCAAGGTTTCTAGCGAGAGTGAGGTGCCCGCGTCATTTATTGTTCGATTGGGCCTGCATGCGTTCCGCCCGCTGCTTCACGCTGTTATGGCAGTGCGCGCAAAGGCTTTGGAGGTTCGCCCACGACAGCAATAGGGCCTTATCGCCCTGATGCCTGACCTTGTGATCAACATGCTTTGCTTCAACGCCACAGAATGCGCAGAACGGGTGATGGCGCAGGAACTCGGCCCGTAGCTTGCGCCACTCGCCATTGTAGCCCCTCTGCAAAGATGACGGGCGGTTCTGATCGTGGCGCCTCTTGCGGGCGCGCATCGCCATCACCTGACAGGTGCACAGCTGACCGGCGGGCACGATCTGGCCGCAGGCACAAAGGCGGGGTGGCCGGGCCATCAGGACCACGCCTCTATCATCACATACGATGCGAAAATTAAGTTGTTCACCGAATCGCGAGATGCAGTAACGTCTAGGTTGTTCTCACATAAGGATTTGCACGTGAAGACATTAATGACGTTCGCTGTGACTTTGCTATTCGGTCTGTCACTGACTGCATCAGATGCGTTCGCCCATGGAGGAGGGTGCCGAAAGGCATCTCCTCCAGGCCAATGCTGCCACATGGACAACAGCCAGGGAACTGTCCACTGCCACTGAAAGGAGAGCGTCCCTTGCGGGGCGCTTTTCACGTTCTGCCGAATTTGCATTAGATTACCATAGAAGGGTCAGGGTGCAGATCGTGGCGCCGGTGCCGGGCTTTGAACTTTGCGAAGGCTGCGCGGTCGAAGGCTGGGTCGTGGCCCAGGTCGTCGATCTCTCTCAGGCGCTCGGCGGTGTAGGTGGTCGAGGCGCTGCGCGTTGATTGGTCGCCAGACATCCCGGGGGTCATTTTCACCAGCCGGTCAACATGCGCGGCAAAGGCGGCTTCGATCTCTGTCGTTGATGCGGCCCATGCCTCTGCCGGGGTCCAGCCCAGCCAGCCGGTCGCATACTCATACAGAGTTTGAAAGTATGCGCGCAGGGGCATGGCCTCTGCGGTCGTGGCGCGGCTCTGTGCCGCCTCGTCTGGCTGGGGCAGGATGGATGCCAGAACCGCCAGACATGCCGCCTGCGCGTCCGGTAGGGACTCACGCAGGGGCATGTCGGCGGATGCGGCAAGGAAGCGATGGGCGGCCTGACGATCCGTGGCGGTTGCGAGGATGACGGCACGGATCGCGGTATAGGACAGGCGGCTGATCTGGTTGTGAACCTGTGGAAAGCCGCCCGGCATGGCGTCGAGGGTGACGGCAGCCCGCAGAGAGGCCCGAAGGGTCACGGTCTGGCCGTGCGCCTCCAGGACGATCTCGAACGCGGGCTGTAGGCTCATGGTTCAGGCCGCCACGCGCAGTTTCACGAACCGCTCGGCGTGGGTCACGTCCGCACCGACGCGCTTGCGGGCGATGAAACGCACCTGACCTTTGGTGCCCAGCGTATAGGGGTCGCGCAGCACCGACAGGCCAATGCGGTCAAAGATACGGAAGCCAGACATATCGCCGAAGACGATAGGCGCAGTGCCGGCGCCGATATTGTCCATGTCGGGCATTTCCACGATGGGGTTGCCCAGCAGGCGCATGACGCCGCCATCCTTCGCGTCGGTGACCAGATACTGCCCCTGTGCATCCTTGAAGCGCCGGATGACCGAAAGGGTGGCACGGTTCATGGCCCAGACCGCGCTGGCGGCATGGAAGGACGGAATGGCGTGCTGCATGGCGATCAGCACGTCCAGCGGGTTGCTGGTCGGGAAGGTCGCGGCCATCCCGGTCTTTACCTCGGCAATGCCGGGGGCGGTCATCAGACCGCGCGGCTGGCCGGTGCCGGTGCCCTTGACGAACGCCAGACCTTCGACCTTGGCGAAACCCTTGGCGATCTCGGTCGTCATCTCGCCTTCCAGATCATACTGGTTGTCTTCGAGAACCTGATTGGTGGCGACGTAGAAGCTCGAAACCTCATGGTTCGCGATTTTGACCTGACCGAACGTCGGTTCGCTGACGGTCATGTCCGCGCCCTCTGCGGTCCAGAACGCGTTCACGCCGGTTAGCAGAGTCGGGAACACGATCTCCGACCCGGTGACGGTCTGCACGTTGGCATACTGGCGGATGGGCGACATCTCGGTCAGGCGCTTCAGGATCTCGCTGCCCTGTTCGGTCGGGACCAGAAAGCCGCCGTTGGCATTATCTGCCACGGAAAGCGCTTTGATCTCGGTCGCTTCCATGCGCTGTTCGCCTGCGCGCAGGTAGCGTTCAAACGCTTTCTGTTCGACGTTTTCGGTGACGATGGCGGGGGCACCGGGGCGGCTTGCCTTGGCCTCCAGCTTGTCGAGGCGCGACATAACCGCGTCCAGCTTCTTCGTGTCGATGACCGGCGCGTCATTGGCCGGGGTCTTGGGGTCGGCTTGTGCAGCCAGTGTTTCGTTTTCCACTTGGATCTCCTTGGTGGATTGGGGGGCGGTTTTCAGAGAGGTGATCTGCGCGCCGGGGTGGCATGGCACCGCGACGACAGAAATTTCATGCAGGGCCAGCTTGGCGATGTTGCGGCCCTTGGTGGTGCGGGTCGCGTTGGTGCTGACAAAGCCGATGGACAGGCCGGTGACGGCACCGGCGCGGATCATGGCGCGGACCTCGCGGGCGCGTTCCACGTCATCGACCAACAGACGGCCCTTCACGGTCAGGCCGGTGTCGGTCTCGGTAATCTCGGACCACACGCCGATGACCTGACCCTGATCGTGGGCGAACAGCATCGGCAAGCTCGTGGGCTGGTCGAAGGCCCCTTTCAGGATCGTGTCGCCCACGCGGTCGGCACTGCCGAAGGGCCACGCGGTGCCGGTGATTTCGCCTGTCTCTGCGACGGCCAGATGGGCTTTGACTTCGATATGGTCGGTCATGCCGCGGCCCCCGTGCCGGACCACCGGGCGTCCAGAACGTCCAGTGCCAGCGGCAGGATCTCACCGATGGGGCGGTGGAGGGCATAGATCTCGACCAGCCGGGCGGCATCCGCGGGGCTGGTGCCTGCGCCGATCAGGCCCAGTCGGATGATTTCGGCCAGATCGCCCAGCCGGAAGTCGTTGCGCGTCATGCGCAGGAACAGGCCACCAATGCCGGTGCCGGTCAGGCGCTCCAATTCGGTGATCATCGGATCGGTCAGGGTAAAGCTGCGTTCGCCGTCGCCGAAGAACGTTCGGTGCGTGATGGTCATGCGTCATCGTCCTGTGTGGTTCTAGCAGGGGCGGGCGCTGGGGTGGCGCCGGTCGAGGTGAAGGGGTTTTGCAGGTCGTCACCACCGGGAAGCGGCGGGCGGTTCATGCTGGCGCGGACCTCATTGCCGGTAAGGACGCCCATGCTGCGATACTGACTGAACGCAGTGGCACGGGCGGCATGATCGACGGACAACATGTCGTCGGGATTGCCTTCGATATAGAGGCTGGCGCGCTCGTCCGGGGTCAGCAGGCAGCGGCTGTAGGCAGCTTGCCAGCGGGCGATCCACGGGCGCAGGGTGCCGGTCAGGAACTCGCGCTGGGCTTGTTCATAGTTCGACCACGTCGCCCGGCTCATCTCAAACAGGGACGCGGGCGGGACGCCGAACGCGCGGGCGATCTCCCGCACCTGTTCGCGCCGGACCTCAGAGAACTCGGCATCGGCCAGCTTGAGGGCGATCTCTTGGAACTCCATGCCCTCGTCCAGCACAGCGGTCTTGCCAGCCTGATCGCCGGAATGGGTCGTGAACCACGATGCGGCTAGTTTCTTGGTGCCTTCGGTGTCCAGCTTGTTCGGATGCCGGATCACGCCGCTGGGGCGCCCACCGTTGCGGTAGAAGCTCGAGAGGTGCTGTTCGGCAGCCAAGGCAAGGCCGATGGCTTCACGGGCCAAGGTGATCGGGCTGACGCCATGCAGGGCCTGTATGTGCAGCACGTCTTGGAACGGCAGCACCTGTTCGCCGCCACTCTTAAGCCGGATGCGATAGGACGGTTCGCCAAAGTCATCATGATCGATTGCGACGGCGCTGGGGTCCATGCGCAGCATGAACACCGGCTTGCCTTCGGCATTGCGCGCCACCTGTGCGTAACCGTGGCCGGTCAGCAGGGCGTCGGCGGTCAGCGTCTCGCGGAAGGCTTCGGCGCTGGTCCAGTCGTTCGCGTGGTCATGGACAAGGGCGAACGCCGGGTGAGCCTTCGCGGCCTCGCGGCTGTCATGCTCATAGACCTTGAAGGGCAGGCAGGCGACGGACTCGGCAATCAGGCTGACCGCGCGCCTGACGGCAGGCACGCGCATGGCGCTGGCGGCGGTGACGGTCATGCCAGAGGCAACAGCTTGGACGCCGAACAGAGCCAACGCTGCCGGGTCGGTCAGGGTGACGGATTTCTGTTCGATGGGGTCGCCCCGCCCGAAAGCACGAGCGAGGCTGGTAAACATGGACACAGGGCAACTCGCAACTAACTACGGTAATATTATACCATAACCAATTGGGGCCATGCAAGTCAGTTGCGAAACATTCTCAACTGGTGCCATCTAGCTGATAGTCTGGCAGTGCGTCGATCACACGGGCGCGGGCAATGACGGACACGTCGCCGTAGTCGTCGGCAGCGGTTCGCCCAGCGTGGCCTTGGATCGCATCGGCGATGCGGTCAGACAAGCCAAGTTCACGGGCCTGCGTTTTGAAACGGTGCCGCCAGCCATGCGATGGCTGAACGCTCTCTGGCACAAGCTTTGACTCTTGAAGCCACTGCGAGAGGCGCCCGGCAGTCCCGCGCGCCGATGCGAGATAGCGGGCAGGGGTCTTGGCTGCGTGAAACAGAGGCCCCGGCTTTGCATCATCCACGAATCTGATAAAGCCCAGCGCGACGATCTGCCGGTGCAATGGCACGTCCCGATAGCCGCCAGCTTTGACGCTGCCAGCATCGGGGTTAATGCGCACCACCCAATGGTCGCCTTCTTGCCGAACGTCTTCTTTACGAAGCTGCGCCATCTCCGCGACCCGCGCACCGGTGAAGGCGCACAGGATCGGCAGCCAGCGTTTGGCAGCCGTGATGTGAGCGCTTTCGCGGTTCGCCGGGTTGTCCGTCAGCTTCGGCTGGTAGCTCGTCGAGGCTTTCAAGACGGCAACTGCCTCTGGTGTCGTGTAGCCGCGTTCGCGAACACGCTGGGCCTTTGCAACCTGCTGCCGAACGGCCTCGGCCTCATTGGTCGGCAGCCGGTCGTTCTCGAATGCCCAACGCAGCATTGCCCGAACAGCCGCCAGATACTTGTTCGCTATGGTCTTGGTCGACTTGCCTTCGGCCATCAGCGCGTCGCGCCAGTCCAGAAGGTTGCGCTTGGTGATCCTGCGGGCGTCGGCATGGCCCAGGAATTTGATCAGGTGCAGGATTGCCGCTTCCCACCCGCCCGCGCCGTCCTTGTGCTTCCCGAGGGCCTGCCGGGCCAAGATGTAGTCTTTGAAGAGCTTCTTGACCGGCACCGGGTCGAGGATCTCGGGGCCGGTAGCAGGCTGCTTGATGATTGGATCTGCGGGCACCCCACCATAGTCGCCCCGATCACGCTCGAGGCTTCGTTCCAACGCTTCGATCTCAGCACGCATGATCTGTTTCGCCAGCACTGCGCGTTCTGCCGAACCATTGGGGGCGGCTAGGGCGTGCCGGTGCAGGAACTCGTCAACCTCATGTTCGACCAGATGTGTTCTGTCTGCGGCCAGATCTTCGCGCAGTGCAGCCAACTTGGCTTGCCGGGTTACTTGATCGACGTCGCGGGCACGTTGCATCACGCTCAGGTCGAGGGATTCGTTCAGGACCGCGAGAGGATCAACGGGAAGGCCCTCGCGCTGAAACCGGCGCACGACCTCACTTTGTTTTGCAGCTACCGTCTCTGCGCTGGGATACGTGGCGCGCGTTGCATTGTCCGCATCCAGCATTGCCTGATACCGGGACCAGACCGCGCGGCCATAGTCTTGTAGAGTGATCGGCGCGCGAAGGTCATCAAGCTGTTTGCCCGAAGTGGTTGCCTCTGCCGCCGCGATCTGCCGCTGCAGGGTTGCCACCGAAGCTGGCAGTAATTTCATTGCGACGCGACGGTCACCGCCCAGAGGGACGACCAGCTCGGTTTTGCCGACAGCTTTTCGGAGGTGCGCTGGGACCGAAACGCGGGCATAAAATCGCCCGTCTTTGACCTTGAGATTCTTGACCTGACCGGCCAT